AAACGCTACAAAGCTGCTGGTGGCGGCTACAAAGACTGATATGAAGGCACCGCAGAAATCCCTCAAAGATTGGGGCGACCAAAAATGGAGAACAAAAAGTGGTAAAAAATCTTCTGAAACAGGTGAGCGATACCTTCCAAGCGCTGCGATCAAAAGTCTCAGCCCTTCTGAGTACGCTGCAACGACCAAAGCCAAGCGAGCAGGAAAAGCCGCCGGGAAGCAGTTCGTAGCGCAACCCAAAACGATTGCAAAGAAAACAGCAGGATTTAGATAATGGCAACCACCTCCGGCGTTTCCGCATTTAACCTTGACCTGACTGAACTGGTCGAGGAGGCGTTTGAACGCGCCGGTAGTGAGATGCGTACCGGCTATGACCTGCGGACTGCTCGCCGCAGTCTGAACATCATGTTCGCTGATTGGGCCAACCGTGGCATCAACATGTGGTCGATTGAGCCGGGGACCATCACCTTCGTGCAGGGCCAGAACACCTACGCCTTGCCGTCTGACACCATTGACCTGCTTGAGCACGTCATTCGCACTGGAGGTAACGTAGCGTCTACACAGGCAGACCTGACCATCACCCGGATCAGCGTCTCCACCTACGCCACGATCCCGAACAAAATCCAGCAGGCGCGGCCTATTCAGATTTGGATTCAGCGGTACAACGCACAGAGCTCGCCTACGGGCCTGACGCTGGACGGCACCATTACCTCTACGGCAACTACTATCACCCTCAGTTCGACTGTGGGCCTACCTGCTTCTGGTTTCATCAAAATTGACAACGAGACCATCAACTACAGTTACATCTCAGGGAATACCCTGAACAACTGCTTCCGCGCTCAGAACAACACCACCGCAGCCGCGCATACCACTGGCGCAGCCGTGTACTCGGAGCAGTTGCCCGCCGTCACTGTCTGGCCAACGCCTGATGGCTCACAGACCTACACGCTGGCTTACTGGCGTCTGCGCCGTACTCAGGATGCTGGCGGCGGTGTCAACGTCATGGACGTCCCGTTCCGGTTCGTGCCCTGCATGGCAGCGGGCTTGTCGTATTACCTAGCGGGCAAGATTCCATCAGGTTTTGAGCGCCTGCCTATGCTTAAAGCCCAGTACGACGAGGCTTGGCAGAACGCCGCCGACGAGGATCGTGAAAAAGCTGCGGTGCGATTCGTGCCGCGCCAGATGTTTATAAACTGATATGGGCAACAGGTTTGCCAGTGGCAAGAATGCGATCAGCGAGTGCGACCGTTGTGGGCAGCGCTTCAAGTTAAAACTGCTGAAGAAGGAAGTTATCAAGACTAAGACGTACAATTTGCTTGTATGTCCTGAGTGCTGGGACCCCGATCAACCGCAGCTTCAGTTGGGTATGTATCCGGTAGACGACCCGCAGGCCCTGCGTAACCCGCGCCCAGACCGTAGCTATGTGGCTTCGGGGCTTTTGGTAAGCGGTTATTTGGGTGAGGGCAGCAGAAATATTCAGTGGGGTTGGAACCCCGTGGGTGGCTCTAGGTTTTTTGATGATGCGCTGACGCCAAATCTCTTGGCTTTAGGTGTGCAAATTGGTACAGTTACGGTTACCACATAGGAGTTAAATATGGACGCAAAGAAAGCAGTGCGGAAGCACGAAGCAAATATGCACCCCGGCAAGACGCCGACAAAATTGCGTGCGGGTGGCAAGACCAACGCCGACATGCTCAAGATGGGCCGTGGTCTGGCTAAAGTAGCCAACCAGAAGTCGTCTGGACGGAAAGGCTAATCATGGCTAAATACAGCAAAAAGATCGGTGGCAAAGAAGTTGGTGATGCCAGCGTCTATGCTGAGCCACACACCATGAAGGGCAAACCCGTAGTTGCGGAAATCAACCCGGGCAGGATGCCGAACCATAGCAGGTTGGACACCTACAACGTAAGCCTTGGTGCTATCAGCAAATTTGCCGGTGAACAGCCAGCCAAAACCTCGGGGATCAAAATCCGTGGCACTGGCGCGGCTACCAAGGGCCTGATGGCTCGTGGCCCAATGGCATAAAACATGACGTACACCGAGCTTGTAGCGGCGATCCAGTCGTACACAGAAAACCAGTTCCCAGCTACAACTCTGGCGGACGGTTCCACTGTGTCCAGCACAACACAGATTAACACTCTGATTGAGCAGGCCGAGCAACGCATCTACAATTCGGTGCAGTTCCCGTCTATTCGCAAGAACGTGACAGGCAGTATTACGGCCAACAACAAGTACTTGGCTTGCCCTAGTGACTTCTTGGCTACGTATTCAATTGCTGTCATTGACGCTACAGGCGCGTACGAGTTTTTGCTGAACAAAGATGTGAACTTCATCCGTCAGGCGTACCCACAGCCCACAGATACAGCCATCCCCAAGTACTACGCGCTATTTGGCTCGCAGAGCAATGACCCGAACGAGTTGACGTTTATTCTTGGCCCTACGCCAGATGCAACGTACAGCGTTGAACTCCACTATTACTACTACCCCGAGTCGATCACGACAGCAGGTACGACATGGCTGGGTGACAACTTTGACTCCGTGTTGTTGTATGGCAGTTTGGTTGAGGCGTACACGTACATGAAGGGCGAGGTTGATATGGTCACGCTGTACAACACTAAGTACAATGAAGCCCTTGCGCTTGCAAAACGTCTGGGTGACGGTATGGAGCGTCAAGACGCTTATCGTTCCGGCCAATATAGACAGGCAGTAACATGACCATCGCACAAACCGCAACGACCAGCTTTAAAGTTGAACTGCTTCAGGCAATTCACAGCTTTGGCCCAACGTCCCCCGACACCTTCAAGATCGCGCTGTACACAGCGGCATCTTCGATTGGTCCAACAACGACTGTATATACAACAACTGCTGAAGTTGTGGGTACAGGCTACACGGCGGGCGGCAACACGCTGGTCATCTCCACGAGCCCGACCTCTGGTAACAACACGGCAAATATTCCTACCGCGTTTGTCAGCTTCTCCAATACATCTTGGACAAGCGCATCGTTCACGGCTCGCGGCGCTCTGATTTACAATAGCACCGAAGGCAATAAATCTGTGGCGGTTTTGGACTTCGGCGCAGATAAAACGGTTAGCAATGACACGTTTCAGATCATTTTCCCAACCCCCGACGCATCTAGTGCAATCGTCAGAATCAGCTAAACAGGAGCTTTTATGCCTATCGAAAACAGCAAAACCCAAGACGCCGTGCAAGCTGGCATGATCACCAACAAGCAGGCGTTTGATGCCCTTGGCGCTGGCGGCGTGTACTCCGTTGAGTGCGTTGGTCCTGATGGTCAAGTCAAATGGACTGACACTTTCCACAATCTGGTGATGAACACGGGTGTGCAGGACATGGTTACGGATTACTTCAAAGGTATTTCCTACACCGCCACACCTTTCTTGGGTCTGGTAACCGGCCCCGGTTCAGGCACTACGTTTGCCGCAGCAGACACGCTGGCAAGCCATGCTGGTTGGACAGAAAGCAGCGCATACGCTGGTGCTCGTAAAGCAGCGGTATTCGGCACGGCTACTACAGCCAACCCTTCGGTGATCTCAAACTCAGCCTCTCCAGCGTCGTTTGTCATGAACGCGACTGTCACTATTGCTGGCGCGTTCCTGTGTACCGTGGATAGCGGTACCTCTGGTATTTTGTTCTCTGCCGGTGACTTCACTGGCGGCGACAAGCTCGTGGACAGCGGCGACACGTTGAACGTCACCTACACATTCTCGCTGACTGCCACATAAAAGGCGGATAGGTGTTTGGCTACGCAACATTTGCCCAAGCCCCTTTTGCTGCTTTAGGCAGCGGGGGTGCGGTGATTGACGTTGCAGTAGCCGAGACCGGAAGTTCTGCAAGTATCACAAGCTTTTTGGCAAGCGTGTTGGTTGCCGTCAATGCAGAGGCTGCGTCTACTGCGGCGGCTGTCAATACGATCAACAACATATTCAACAATGCGATTTCCGAGGCGACGTCCACGGCTTCTACACAGGCAGCACAGGTAGACTTTTTGAGCTTGATAGCAGAGGTGGCGTCAACTCAAGCAGCCCAGACAGTTATTGCAACGATGTTGGGTAGTGTTTCTGAAGGCGCTACGGCCCTTGCTACACCCACGGCAAACTCCGTGGTCCTTGCGTCTATAGTGGAAGCGGCTTCGGGCGCAGCGGATATGACGCGGGGGCTGGTGTTTGCTGTCAGTATTTCAGAGGCGGCATCTGGAGCGGCGGCGGTGACCAAAACAGCAGTGTTTAACGGCACGATAGCCGAGGTGGCCTCCGCTGTAGCGACGTTTACGGCGCTGCGAGAAGCCAATGTATATCCAACCGGCATCCAGCTTTACGTCTATATCGGCGGCGCACTTGTGTGGGCGGTAATTGATGATTCACAAAACCCCGGCTGGACCATCCTGCCGTCGTAAGGAATAAAAAATGGCACTCGTTGTAAAAGACCGCGTTAAAGTTACGTTTACCACCACGGGTACAAGCGATTTCACCCCCGGTAGTGCTTCGCTTGGCTTTCAAAGTTTTTCAGTCATCGGCAACGGTAACGACACGTACTACACCGCAGTTGATCCGATTACAGGCGACTTTGAAGTTGGTATCGGCACGTTCACTACGGCTGGCCCAACTCTTACACGGACAACGATCCTTGAGTCCAGCGCAGCAGGCGCAAAGGTTTCGTTCGGTGCCGGTTCCAAAGACTTGTTCGTAACGTACCCCGCAGAGCGTGCGGTGTATTTGGATACGGCAGGCTCTTACCCAGTACAAAACACTTTCAATGCTTTGACAGCAAGCTCGATTGCACTGACCACGGGCACTATCTCCACGGCTCCGGTCAGCAACACAGACATCGTAAACAAGCAGTACGCAGACGCTATTGCATCTGGCATCCACTTTCATGAAGCAGTGGCCTTGGCAACTACTGCGGCCCTGCCAGCAAATACGTACAACAACGGAACATCCGGGGTGGGGGCTACGCTTACAGCAACCGCCAACGGCGCTCTGTCTGTGGACTCAACGCTTACGATTGTTTCAGAGCGGATACTGGTCAAGAACGAAGTGGCGGGTGCAAACAA